CCCACGTGCAGTCTGTCACCCTACAGACACAGGAGTTAACTACTGCGTTCTCGCAGCTCAGGGTAGTGACACTAGCTGGTCAGTTAACACGAACGACCTCCTCTCGGTGATCCTCCATGCGCCAACGCAGCTGTTCAACGGCTCCAGGGCTGACGTGCCCCTTCCTTACCGCACCGTCACTTTTCTTTTGTTTAAATGCCTTAATTTCGCACGATATGCGCGCAATGGCCGATAGGCCAGCACACTCGTCGCAGACATGCTCCATACCAGGGAGGTCCACTGAGGCATCGTCCTCTACCACCAGTCTTCTCTTTTGTTTGTTCTGCCATTCATCTGCGAGGACTTTAAGAGTTGTCGTTTGATGAATGGTTTTCTTTCTGCTCAGGGCCTTACGCAACGACGTATTACCCTCCACGATCTTTCGAGCGTGTAATCCTACTCTCAAAGCATAGTTAGTAAAAAACTTTGACGAATGGAACCCGCAGGCCCCTTCTCCTTTGTAGCCCTGATTTCGGAGTTCTTGAACTCTCCGCTCGATGCAGACTTTCTCTTCCTCGGCGCTCAAGTCGTAACCCGGGGGTTCGACCGTCACGGGAAAAGCATTACCGAATGGTTCTTCCTGAACAACCGTCGTTAATGCATCCTTAAGGCGTGGGTTGACTCTTGCCTCCCGCAAGAGCGCCCTCCACCTCGTGTTTGGCAACGGCCGTGCCGGGGCTTTGTTCACCTGTAGTCGCAATTTCGAAACCATTGCATTGACCGCATGCAAAAAACCATCAACCGAAGTTGTGGCTTCATTTGCCAACCCCAGAACGTCTGACACATCTCCACCGCGGAAGATTCCGGCATTAGTTTTCTTCTCCAGTATACCGTCTTTGAACAGAGTGGAGTTCATCTCTGCGAGGCCGGTACTACTAACCATCGTTTTTTCCTCATTTACAACCAGGCCAACTTGCCCTCCGTGCCAAATGAGGCGAGGCAGGAATGTTAAACCCCCCTGGTGTGTCGGGGATTTCAACAGGAGATCATCGCCATTAATCAAGCAGCGATGACTCGTCCACTCCTTGAACGAGATTTCACCGTCCTCGAGCAGGTCGTTGAGGGCTAGATCGACTACGGTCTTATTTATTAAGCAGAGCACTGGAAAGGAGAATAAACTCCCCATGGGTTGGCCTCTATTAGCTGGTTTTCCTTCCAGCTTCAAAACCCCGAATTCCCTCAGTGCCCAGACCTCGTCGGTCGATAGCCCCTCCGCTCTTTGGATTAAAGCTTCGACGGCAGCTTTGGTATAGGCGGT